TAAGCGATAGGCTGATTAACAGCCTGGATCATGAAATCGCCTCAAATATCGCTGTGTAGGTCAAAGCACTTGCAGTGCCTGATGTCACACCAACAGATTGATTCTCCGTGATATACAGATCAGTAGTTTTGTCAACTATGATGAGTGAAGCGTTTGCTGGCACAGAGATCTGATAAGAGATATATCCAATGACTGTAGCAGAACCGAATGTAGCGTTGTTACCTACACCGACTGTAGCGTATGCCGCAGAAGCTGTTGTGTTAGACACAATCAAGCCAGTAATCTTGTTAACGGTTCCAGATGCTGGCGTTAAACCAGTAAGTGATGTTGTGCCGTTATATGTCCAACTGGTTGTTGCACTAGTGGTGGATGGAACCACATAGGCAGTATTGCCATTAATCGTGGTTAGTGCCGCTATATTTGGATTTGCCATAATTTAGTCCTTAAAATCCTAATGTCATTGTAAGAGCAATTACTTTTGCTTGTGAAATACCTGCGCTAACTGTAGCCCAAGAAGCTGTTGAACCATCAGTTGTCAAGTATTTACCATTTTGACCTGTTTGGCTTGGCAGAGCATTGACTGTTGCCCATGAGGTATTAGTGCCATCTGTAGTTAAATACTTGCCAGAGTTGCTAGTTTGGCTTGGTGCTAATGTGTTAAACGCTGTTGTTGCTGTTGTCTGTCCTGTACCGCCAGAAAGTATAGGCAATGCTGTACCTAAAGTTAATGAACTTAAGTATGTGGTTACATCAACTACGTTAGTCCCGTTATTAAAGACAAACATAGTTTTTCCAGCGGGAACAGCAATTCCTGTGCCTGTTGTATTTTTTACTGTAACAGCATCAGCTAATCCGTTGTTTATTACATATAATTTTTCAATTTGGCAACCTGAGCCAAGAATTAAATTTCTTGCCCCACCAGAAGTACCTGTAAGGTTTAAACGCAGGTTACGAGCAGTTTGAGCCGCATTACTGTCTGTAAGGGTAATTGTTACGTCTGCGCTTGAGAAGGCAACGTCTGCTGATCCTGTAATAGCTTCGGTAATTGCAACAGAAAAGTTGTTATTGGTAGTGGAACCCCACGTACCTGTTTGGTCACCTGTACCAATCAGCTCTATTTTAAGATCACTATATGTGGATGCCATAATCCGTCCTTACGCTATTTCAGCCCAATTGGGCGTTTGTGTGTCAATAATACCACTCCAATTTGCAATTTGCGAGTCATTTATAGGTGTCCAACTAGGCGTTTGGCTGTCATTGATTGTAATCCAAACAGCCACTGAAGTCACGCTTGCTGTACAGCTAACTCCTACAACAAATACATTGGTTCCTATACCTACAGTAACGCTACCAACTTGCCCTAAAGCTTGCAGACCTGTAACTTGTACAGCTCCACTTCCAGTTATAGAAACAGACCCTACTGAACCTGTAGCTACAACTGATACATTTCCCCTGCCCCAAGCAGCTGTGCCCCAGCCTTGGCTACCAAATCCGCCTAAAGCTATGCTGACATCACTCATGCTGCCGTCCTAATAATTGTCCAGTTTGGAGTTTGATTATCATCAATTAATCCCCAAACTAACACTGATCCAACCTGTCCTGTGCCCTGCACCCCTGTTACGCTAACACTGGCAGTAGCAGTAGTTGTTACACTTCCAGCTCTTCCTATAGCCTGTACGCCTGTTACTAGGACTGGGATACTAGGGGTAACTACTACCGTTCCTACAGCTACCGTACCAGCTACGCCTGTAACGTTTACAACTGCAGCGCCTGTTACGGAAGCATTGCCAACCAGTATGGTTCCTGCTACTCCTGTAACAGAAACTCCAGTGCCTTGTTGAACAGTTACTGAACCAACGCTACCTGTAGCAGTTACACCTGTAACTGAAACATCTTTACCTATTGAAACCGTTGCTGCACCAACAGAAGCTGTAGCAGAAACTCCAGTTAAATTAACTATAAGAGCACTACTAACCGTTACACTGCCAATTGCTCCAGAACCGCTAACACCTGTTACAGAGACATTGGCACTAGCCGTTACGGTAACAGAACCAACACTTCCTGTACTGGATAGACCAGAAACTGAAACATCAGCCCCAGCTTGTGCTACAACAGACCCTACAGAAACTGTTCCTAATACGCCTGTAACACTAACATTTGCTACGCCAGTAACAGTTACGCTACCAACTTGTCCCGTACCAGAAAGCCCTGTTGCATTAACAACTGCCGTTCCAGCTATCGTTACACTACCTAACTGCCCAGTAGCAGAAACCCCTGTTAGGTTTACTACTGCATTTTGTTCTGCCTGTACGGTTACTGAACCTACTTGTCCTGTACCTGTTACTCCTGCACTACCTTGTCCCCACGGGCTTTCGCCCCACCCGCCATAACCCCACCCGCCTAATGGAACCTCTACGTCAGTGTAGTCACTTCCCCAAGGACCGCCACTCCACGCACCGCTTCCCCAGCCCGAATAAGTTGGCACTTAGCCATCCCTAGGCTATGCGGATAATAGCGTTGCTTGCGTCTGCCGTTGGGAACACAATCGTAAATGTACCTGATGTGGAGGTTTTAGCACCGCCAAAATCTAAAATACATACAGCTGGATTACCCGCAGCGCTACTGTTATAAATCATTGCGCCATAAGAAGTAATGGTTGCAGTAGTAAATGACAAGTCATTAAAGTCAGTAAACGCAGTAGTGCCAGAAGAGGTTGGGGTAATATTCGTTAATGAACCGCCACCCGCAGTATATGAACCAGAAGCAGCTACTTCGTTAGTCGCTGTATAAGCCGTTGTAGCAGCTGTAAACGATGCTGAGTTATCGTATAGAGCCAGTTTAAACGTGTTACCTGTGCTGGCTGTAAAGTTGTGCGTAGCCGTCATTAGCTGCGTTTTGAAGCTGGTGCACATAAAATTGCCTGTAAAAGCCATGATGGACTCCTATAAAAGTTTAATTAATTCGGGATGACCAGCTTCTCTTAGCTTGTGGGCTAGTGTTACTCGATCAAATTTTACCGCTTCATTCATGTAAAAAACTAGCACTTCCCGAATATGATTACGAAAGGCAACTGCTTGCTCTCTAACCAAGGGATGAGACTGATCCCCCACCTGAATAATTTTATCTAATGCCCGTTCAGCAACTTCTTCGGTGGTAAATCCGCCAAAGTCTTTGGTTGCCACGTGAATCCCGTTGGATTCGCCTAATCCTTGTACGCTAATCATTTAACTGGGTACCTTACTTGTCCACTTCTGTATGCGTCTTGACGGTTCTTGCCATCGCCCAACTGCTTGAGTTCTGCCATTGCATCGTCATAACGAGCCTTGTAAACATTCATTGTATCAGCGTCTGACTTCATAAACAAAGCCGCTTCCAGCAAAGACCCATAAAGCAATGCAGAGTCAAAGTTTGTTCCAAGCCATGTTGTACCTGCAGTCACAATAGACTGCGGATAGTAGAAATAATGCAGTTCTGTAGCGTAGTTAGCGTCTGGGGTAGGTCCAACAATAAAGGTGTTATCGTCAAAAACAGCGTAATACTCTGGTTTACCGTAAAAAGTTGCGTCTGTATCAGGAAAAGACTCACGGATAAAGTTAACATCTTTATTTAGTAGGTAACTAGTCTCATTTGCAGTGTTAATTACTGCCAAACTAAAGGTTGATAACCAGTCTGATGGAGTTGCTAAGAATCTATTTCCTGAAGTAAAGTTACCCGTCACATTCTTGCGAATGGCAGGTAATTGCACCATATTGTAAATGCGCTGCTCCGCCAGCTGCACAAAACGAGCAATCTGGTCAGCAGACGTAAACGACCCTACGGTAGCTGGGAAGTCGTTCTCAGCAAACCCTTTAATCGCAGAAGTTAACTGCGTGTAATTCATGCCATTGGGCCTCTGGAGGTAAACCCTTTGGTGGCACAGCCAGAACCACGTTGTTTTATGCCAGTAGTTTTAACATCATTACGATCTGGATTACCTGCGCTAACACGCATAGCACCGCTTTTAGGCGTTACTTCGCTAGCTGACAGTGTATTTGGATCACGAGTTACTTTACTTGGTTCTTTAGCATTCATAGTTTTACCGTCCATAGTGTGTGGTTTGGCATAGACTTGGGCATTGCCAACTTCTTTACCCATAACCTTTTGAGAAAATTTAGCCATTATCTGCCTCTTCCAGCTTTCTTCTGGTTTGCTACACGAGCCAAGTTACGGCCCATATCTTTCATAGCCATAGAGCTAACACCCATTTTCTTGCTAGCACCCTTCAAACCCATTACTGTCGGACCGCTATCGCCTAAATTTTTACCAACGGTTTTACCCTTGGATTCAATACCGTTTGCGCCTTTTTTGAATGACATAATAAACTCCTAAGTTATTGTTACTGTTACGCTACCTACCAAACAAGATGGGGCAAGATCATTGGGTGTTAATCCGTCATCTCTAGCACCGCCAACAGGGTTCCATCCCCATTGAAACACTCTACTACCACCCTGTGGGACCCCAGCAGCATTTGGGTTAACGCTATTTGTTAATATTACCTGTAAACCGTTGTTTCCAGAAACTGTATAACTTATATCTGGTCTTGGATCCCTTACTGCTTGTGGATCATTTACTGGGTACATACCTAATTGCAACTGCGGATGATCTGGATCCCAACAAGCAGGACAAACTTTAATTTTAAAAGGTTTTGTTTTTACCGTCTGCGTCTTAAGTACCTTTAGCTTATATCTAAAATTACATCTATCACATTGAGCAATCGAGTTTTTGCCAGAGGCATACTGGCTAGGCATAGAATAAGTTCCTTGGAACAAATCTCACGGGCGCCTTATCTCTATCCTCATCTGCTGCTAGTTGGAATTGCTGCTCATAATCAGTTTTTAACATCATTATTCTATTTGGATCTACACCTGGCAATTTAACGCTTAATTGGTATGCTAAACCAGCTACCATGCAAGGAATAAAGCGGAAAGGAATGTCTTGTTCTCTAACGCCAGTTCCAGCGTCTTGAATCCTACGCATACGGTAATAAACAAACGTATATTGGTCACCTGGAGAATTAGGGGTAGGCCATATATTTATACATGGCAAATATTGAACAGTTACTTCTGCGCCATTAGTATGGGAGGCTGCGGTAGTTCCATTTTGACCACGGGCGCAATTAGTTAGAACATTTCCTACAATATTGGGATAGCTTATTGTTTCATTATCAATTTTTACAAAGCCAGATGAAGGAAGATCAACTACAGAAGCTACTGTAATAGAAGTAGCTGAAGAGCTAATTGTTCCACCAGTATTATTTGCTAGTGTAGTTGTAGCTATTGCATCGGTATTACCTGACTGGCGATTAATCCATACCTGAATAGGGCGTCCTTGTGCCAATTTATTAGGCAAAGACATGTATGTAGGCTCTGCAATACGGCTAATATTAATGTCAATTTGATTAGCAAAATTGCCGTTGTTTTGACGAATAACCATATCCATTAAATCTATTGTGTCTACTGGAATAGGGTACATAGCCTGTCCAGTAACCAGAGCAATCTGCCCTTGATCTACTGTCCATAGGTTAATACCACGATTAGCCCATTCAATAGTAAGCAAGTTTAGAGACCGTCTAGCAGTTCTAAAATCATAACCAGTACGCAACTCTAAACCACAACGCTCAAACGCTTCCTCAATGAGGTCGTTCATGTTTAGGTTAAACGAGGTGGTTCCTGTAGTTGTCATTATTTTTTCTTCGCTGTTTTAGCAGATTTAATAAAGTCCGCTTTAGTAGGCGCACCTTTTGATCCAACTTTACGCATTGTTTCACCAGAACCCGCAGCTATACGTGCTTGCTTTTTATGAATATTTTCATATAAACCAACTTTTCCACCAGCTGCATATTGAGTAAAATCGGTGTTATCACGCCTAGCTTTTTTCTTACCGCCAGGCATTTTGCTAGGCATAATATCGCCCATTCCTCTACTTGGTCTCATACCATACGTCCTTTAGTTTTACCTTTAATACAACAGCCATCTGCACGTTTAGATGCAGAACTAACTTTACCGCCTGATTTGTATGCTTTTGTTAAATCACGGTTACTTAATTTATTACCACCCATACCGCCACCGCCACCGCCACCACTTGGGCGGAAAACTGACTTACCATCTTTAACAAACTCACGAGCTTTATCAATTGCTTGATCTCGTTTCATTTCTTTTAAAACTCTGCTGGCCTCTTTTTCAGTTTCTAATGCTTCTCTGAACTGCGCGGCTTTGTCAGGATTTAATTTAGGATTATTGTCCATAGAACGTTTCTTAAATTCAGGCTCGTTACCGTAGCCCAAATTTAATTGGTTCATCATTTCCATGGCATTAATCGGATCAGGCACGAGTCTTACCTCTTACTGCACAACCGTCAGCGCGAGAAGAAGCAGATTTAACAGAACCACCTTTAGCCATTTTTTTAATAGCGCCACCGTTTTTGCGGTCCTCAATATCACGACCAGAATAACGCTTGCCTTTTGAATCAAAATTAGCAAGTGGATCTGGTAAGCTAATATTCATAGAAGGCATACTAGCTATAGATTTTTTAGTTTTTGTATTGCCACCAGATTCTTTAAAAGACTTTGGCATTGATGACAGACTTATTACTTTTCTCATATCTTCAAGAGATGTTTTTTTAGGAGTTGATGCAGATTTATCGGTTGTATTGGTTGTATCAAAATCTCTTTCTGGAGAAACTTTAGTTTTAACTACAGTTTTTTCAACAGCAACTGGCTTTTTACTAGCTGCTCCATAGGGGTCTAAATCATCAGAAGTTTCTTGTTTGGTATCATCAGAAGTTTCTTTTTTACTTTTAGTAAGATCATTGCCTTTAGCGTCAATCATGCCCATACGGTATTTAACAATTTCATCGTCACCCGTGTAGCCACCTTCTTCAAACTTTTTCATTTTCTTTTTCATGTTAGC